GTGGTGATTTCTTTCAATCAGATTTGACCAAGATGAGTGAAAAGGAAGGACTACAAGATTTTATGAGAATATTAGAACAAATGAAAGAATTTGAAACAGTAGAATTTACAATAGGTGATATTGTTCGTTCTGGTTTTGTTCGCTCATATTTAATAGAAAAAACAAAACTTGGTCTAGGAGAGTAATATATTATGCAAAGTACAAAACAAGCTTGGGATTGGAGAATACAAGAAACATTAGTGAAAGAAGTATTAAGACTTGACCCAGAAAACGATTACATAAAAAAATGGTGTAATATGGAAAATCATCACGGTGCGAATATTCGTAAAGCGAGAGATTATTATTTGAAACACGGAAAATCACCAGAAGAAAATGGTGCATATCCAGAGGGAAGTTGTATTTAATGAAAATGTTTTTTATTATTACAACACTTCTTTTGTCAAGTTGTTCAAATATACAATTTGGTTGGGATAAAGATTGTCAATGTCAAATTAAAAAGGAATTTTAATGAGTGAAAAATTAAGTGCAAATTTTACAGTTGCAGAATATGTTAAATCACAAACTGCAACACGACACGGAATAGATAATTCATTGAGTGAGGAACATTTAGAAAATGCAAAAAAATTATTTGCAAATGTTGTACAACCAATAAGAGAAAAGTTTGGTGTAACTATCATTACCTCTGGATATAGAAGTCCAGAGTTAAATGCAAAGATAGGTGGTTCGTCTAAATCACAACATTGTAAAGGTCAAGCAGTTGACCTTGAGTGTTTAAAAGAAAGTAATGCAGATGTAGCTATGTGGATAGAAAACAATTTAGATTTTGACCAGTTGATTTTAGAGTTTTACACACCAGGCGACCCTAGAAGTGGGTGGATTCATGTATCTTATAATGAAGACGGAAAAAATAGAAAGTCGGTATTGACAGCATCAAGAATAAATGGTAAAACTGTATATACAAATGGTCTAAACATATGATAGACAAAGAAGGTTACACACAAAGAGAATGGGATAGAGTTGTAGGGTATGGTAAAGTGCCTAAAAAATACAAAAAGAAATAATGTTCAAACACAAAACTGATTTAAATATTCCAGAGATAAAAGCAAAAACAACTGACGGTGTAAGATTATATGAAACACCAGAGGGTAAGTTCTATCCATCTATCACAACTGTTTTAAAGAATAGAGATAAAGAAGGTTTACACGAATGGAGAGAACGAGTCGGTGAAGATGTTGCAAACTATGTTGCAAGAAAATCTGCAACCAGAGGAACTCAAGTACACCATTATTGTGAAAAATATTTAGACAATGGTTATGAGAACAAAGATTGGAATGAATATAAAAAAGGTAGGTTTCTATCTTATTGTTTGTTCTCACAACTAAAACCATATTTAGATGAATGTATTGGATTAGTGCATTGTCAAGAAAAGGCATTATGGCACGATTACTATAAAATCGCTGGTAGAGTAGATTGTATTGCAGAATGGGATGGAGTTTTATCTGTCATTGATTTTAAAACAAGTACAAAAGAACGAGAAGATAGTTGGAACGAAAACTATTACATACAGGCCTCTGCATATGCAGAGATGTATCAAGAAAGAACATTACAAGAGATAGAACAGATAGTTATATTAGTGGTTACAGAAGATGGTACAGTACAAGAGTTTGTTAAAAAGAAACATCAATATTTACATCTACTTGACAAAGAGTTAAATATGTATTATAATACTGTAAAGACTGGTATATAATAATTAACAGTTTGTTCATATAACTTACAGAAATGTAATTTATAGATATAGAGATACTTGATGAAGATAATTTGGAGATAGACTGGACGAGGGGGCAGTACCCTCCACCTCCACCAAAACCCCTAATGAGGGGGTGAAATAGGGTTGACAGATATTTAAGAGTTATTGGAGAGTATGGGTTGACTTCCTTATAGGTCAAACAAATAAACGCAAACGATAACTTTGCATCTCAAGATTTCGCTCTCGCAGCTTAATCGGATAGGGTTCGGTGAGTTCCTAGTAACAGAATACTCACCATAATAATAATGAGTGGTCTGCGGCCCAAGGCAACCAGCACTCCATACTAGTTAGGAGAATAACTATGGCTTGGTCAAAACCAACTATTACTGAAATTTCAGTAGGACTAGAGATTAATTCTTACGCTTGCGCTGAGAAGTAATTTCATTGAATAAGGGGTGGGGTATAATACCTTCAAGGTTTGAACCCACCCTTTTTTTTAATTAGATTGTGAATACATAATGACACCAAAAACATTTTCAATATACATAGAATCTCAAGTCAGAGAAAAAAATATTACACATATGGATGCGATATTAGAATATTGTATCAAAAACGAAGTAGAACCAGATTCAATCACTGGTCTAATCCAAAAACCACTTAAAGATAAAATAGAAGCAAACGCAAGAGATTTAAACTTTTTACCTAAAATGGGTAAACTACCAGTATGATTCATATTATGGACGCCTTTAATGCATTTAAAATTTATATGGGTTTGAAAGCACATTTCAACTCAGACTACGACTTTACAAAGTATGGTGGTAAAACTAGAGCTAGTAAATCTAGTTATTTAAAAAGAAAAGACAAACATTTTTTTGGTAAAGTTGCAAGAAAGTATGGTGATGATACACAAGACTTTTTTGTATCTAATTTTTTAAAAAATGAAAAAGGTTATATTGGTGAGTTTAATGACAGAAACTTTACAGATTGGAAGAAAAGACATCAATCATTAAAATATATGTTTGAACAAGATATGAACTTGTTGTTAAATCAAGTTACAGATTTTAATAAATTATTTACTGTTGAAAACGGACAACACCCAATATTGTTTAGAAATTATCTATCACAAAGAATTAATATAGAAACGATGATTATATTAAACAAGTTAGTAAACTATCAAAAAGATTGGGATAAACAAATAAATGAAAATATTATATGGCCTAATCATAGGAACAAATTAAATAATTACGATTCACTATTGACAATTAATCAAACAGAGTATAAAATGAAAGTTCTAAATTTAACAAAAAATAAAAAGTAATGCATACAACATCAATATACGATACTCAAGGCACAGAAGTAAATAGATTAGAAATTGACGATGATTTAATTCATTGTGGTGGTAGAGTTTGGAAAGGTAACAAACATTACTATAAAGGTTTAGGTATACCTTACTCTCATCATCAATTACTAGAAAAAGATATTACAGATGATTCTGAATTTGATATGATACAGAATACAAATATATTTTATCTAGGATATTCTGTATGCAGAAAAAGTTGGAAAAATAAAGTGGGAATATTTCAAGAGAGATATCAACCTTTTTTTCCAGACTTCATTGGTGCTTGTAGTGTTAAAGAAAAAACAATCACTGGTAACTCAAGAGGTTTTAGAAGGTCGTCAGTTGATGTTATGGAAGTAATTAATTATGATGCAGTAAACAAACAGTATTACTTTAAAATGGATTATAAGTGTAAGAGAAAAAGTTATATACAAGATGATGGTAAACCACAAAAGTTACAAGATTTATTAGAATATATGTTAAGAAGTGATTGGAATTTTTTATGGGATAAAGGTGCAATCAATGATATAACACCAGAGGGTCTGGTGTCAGATGTGGCTGACCTATTTGAGTCAGATGAATTGCACCATCAATTAGGAACTGTCTATTCGGTTTTATACAGTTTATACAATGTTAATGTACAAAAATATTTTGAGTTTCTTAAACATATGAAATTAGAACATAAGAATCAATCTTCTTTTATCACTAATTCCATATTGATTTTAGAGAATAATGGTATTGATACTTTACCATTAAAACCTTTTGATGAGGATATGAAGAACTTTAAACATACAGTTTTAAATTTCTTATTACAAGGAAAAAATTGTGCATATTGTTCTTGTGATATGTTTATACACGAGGGTGATTTAGTCAGAGATGATTATGTACGAAGAGTATCAAAACAACTACAACACATACAATATTAATCTTAACTTGGAGTGAAAATGGAACAAAAACAATCTAACGAATCTTTAGTAAGAGAAAGAGATTTTTATCGTTCTAAATTTGAAGGTATGGAAAAGAAAATAAAAAGTCTAACAACAGACTGTGCATATTTAAAAAAAGATAATGACGGACTTAGAGATAGACTTAAAGAAATGAACAAACAGGCTTTTGTTAAAAACAGAAGAAATTTTAGGAGATAGATGTGGAACAAAGATTTACATTTATAAAAACAAATGAAATGAAAGATGATTTTGATTCTGAGGAGAGAGTAGAAGTTGAAGTTGTTATGGAAGAAAATGATTTAGAACAACTTGAGGAAAAGTTTAGTAACTTTCTAAAGGGTTGTGGTTATGAAAACATTTCAGTATCAATAACAGAACCCAGAATTGAAGAAGATAGTGACCATTTAGGTGACCTAGATGATGAACTAGAAGACATAGATGAGGTTGATAACATTCACGCCTTCAAAAGAAAAACTATGTATAATGATGATTGTGATGGGAAACCATCTGATACAGAGTGATGCAACAACTATCTTTATTGGATTTTATAGTGGACAAAAGTAAACCTAAAAATGTATTTGTACTTGGTAATGGTGAATCCAGAGACGGATATGACCTAAAACAGTTTAGACAATGGGGAAAGATTTATGGGTGTAATGCACTTTATAGAGATTTTCAACCAGACGGATTGATATCAACAGATTGGGCTATGATGCACGAGGTGTATTCATCTGGTTATTGTTCTGACAACAAATGTTATTTTAGACAATGGAAACTATTACCAGAACAGTTCTTTGAGATGTTGCAGTATACTGGATTAGAACAATCAAGTATGGAACAGTTAAATGAACAACTTAAAAGTTTAGGTTTAGATACAGTAGATAAGTTTCTTCATCAAAACGAAAAGGGTAATAAAACACAGTTAGTTTGTCACGGAATAGACCCAGAGAGATTTAAAGATGCAATATTAGAAATATTGACAAAGTTTAAAGGATTACCGAAAGGTGATGTAAGACAAAAACTAGGTAATGCTGGTTTATGGATAACTTGGGTTGATGAAAATGATAAGGTTCAAGATTTAGATACATTTTTTGATGGTGAGTTTTTAGGTTGGAGTTCAGGCCCTACTGCTGTCAGAGTTGCGATAGAAGAAAATAAAGATATAGATAATGTGTATATGTTAGGATTTGATATGCCGAGAGAAGGTAAAGTTAACAATGTATATAAAGATACAGATTGTTATATTACCTCTGATTGTAAATATGTAAGTCCTATGAACTGGATAGAACAACACCAAAACAACTTTAAGAAATATCCAGACAAAAAGTTTTACAGAGTTATAGATGATGGTTCTGAAATACCAGAATGGTCAGACTATGACAATGTGAAAACAATCACCTACGGAAATATGTGGGGTAGAGTGGTTGTATAAATAAAACTATATTATGATTAAGTGAAGATAAAATAGCATATAATAACATACGGAGAAAATATATGTCATTAGATACTTTAAAAAAGTCTAATTCTTTAGACAAAATACTGGCTGCAGTTGAATCAGAAAATGCACCAGTAGAAAAACAATCATATGTAGACGAGAGATTGTGGAAACCAGAACTAGATAAGTCTGGTAATGGTTATGCAGTTATTCGTTTTCTGCCTGCACCAGAAGGTGAAGATATGCCTTGGGCAAAACTTTGGAATCACGCATTTCAAGGGCCAACTGGTAAGTGGTACATTGAAAACTCATTAACTACATTAAATCAAAAA